TACATGGAAATCCGCAGAGGCCCACTAGCTGCACCTACTGATGCGACTAAGGTTTTTACACCTGTGCTTGGCGATGGGTCTGGCATACCTTCTATTAAAACAACCAATCATATAACTGATTTTGGAATTGCCTTTAATAAAACAGGCGGTGGTTCTGTAGTTGGCACAAGACTTCAAGGCACAAACCAGTTAAAAACTCACACCAATGGTGCAGAGGCTACTAACTCTTATTTTAATTGGGATTTCCAAAATGGTTGGCATACATGGACAGGATTAAACACCGACTATATAAATTGGAATTGGAAGCGTGCACCCTCGTATTTCGATGTGGTTGCATACACAGGCACAGGAAGCGCAAGAACTCTAAGCCATAATCTTGGTGTAGCACCTGAGATGATGTGGATTAAGTGCCGTAGTGACAGTCAGGATTGGGCTGTCTATCATAACAACATAGATAGTAGTGCTCCTGAAGACTATGGTATATATTTAAATGATACCGCATCAAGAGTAAACTCAGCAAACTTTTGGAATGACACTGCACCAACATCGTCAGTGTTTACTGTAGGAACAGCTGGAAAAACAAATGGAAATACAAAAACCTACATAGCCTACCTTTTTGCTACCGTAGCAGGTGTAAGCAAGGTGGGGAATTTTACAATCTCAGGAAGCGATATAACTGTGGATTGTGGGTTTAGTAGTGGTGCTAGGTTTGTTTTAATTAAACGTAGTAGCGGCACAGATGATTGGTATGTATTTGATACAGTAAGAGGATATGTTTCTGGCTCGGGTGACGCAGCCCTTAAATTAAATAGCACTGCCGCAGAAAGTTCACTGAATATGATAGACCCTCATGCAAGCGGTTTTTCTCTTAGGTCTGCTGCTTGGTATAACGGTGATTACATTTTCTATGCGGTGAGTTGAGCATGACAAGTTGTAAATACAAAAAAGCCTACATTCAGCATAAGTCTAACGCCAAGCAGCGTGGCATAGAAATGCGTATGAAGTTTGATGAGTGGAAAGATGTTTGGGTGCAGTCTGGCTTGTGGGATCAGCGTGGAGTGGGTGCAGAGAAATACTGCATGTGCCGTCACAATGATCAAGGTCATTACGAAGCGGGTAATGTGTTCATTGCAACCAATAGCAGCAATTTGCATGACGGTAATATTGGCAAAGTATTGTCGGATGAAACAAAAGCCAAGATTGCAGAGGCTAGGATAGGCAAAGAACGTATTGATCTGCAAGGAGACAACAACCCCATGCGCAGCCCAGAGGCTAAAGCAAAAATCTCTGCGGCAGTTGGTGGTTCTAACAATTACAGAGCCAAGCAAGTCATATCGCCATTTGGTGAATACGGATCAACAACAGAGGCCGCAAAGGATTTAGACATTCCATCGACTACAATTCAATGGCGTTGTCGGCATAATAAAGATGGATGGTCATACGCAATCGCATAATCAACTGACAAAAAGGAGTATCAACTGATGTCAGAATACAGAGAAAGAAAAACAGGTGAAGTTAAAAGCCAAGGCGAATGGAGAGCGGCATTTCCGCAAATGTCATTGCCTAGAGTATGGGGCGCAAATGTCTGTGACGCTATGAACATTGACCCAGTGTTAGCAAGCCCTGCCGCTACAACTAGTGCATATCAAACAAGTGTACGTGATGGTGTTGAGCAAGACAGTAAAGGCAACTGGGTTGAGAAGTATGTAGCCAAAGATATGTTTGCTGATACAACTGATGAAGATGGCAAGAAGACCACTAAAGCAGAACATGAGGCAGCGTATCAGGCAACGCTAGATGCGACTACAGCGGCAGGGCATAGAGCCACAAGAGATGCAAAGCTTGCAGAGACAGATTTCTACGCATTATCAGACGTTACAATGTCGAGCGACATGACCACGTATCGCCAAGCGTTGCGAGATATTACAACGCATGAAAACTGGCCTAATTTAGAAGATGCTGACTGGCCTACGAAACCTTAATGGGGGAGACATGGTAGATGCCTTTAATACCCCTACAGATACCAAAAGGAGTGTATCGCAACGGCACTGAGTATATGGCTCAAGGCAGGTGGCGTGACGCAAACCTAGTCAGATGGCATGAAGATGCCTTACGTCCTATTGGTGGTTGGCAACAGCGTGGCACAGTAGATTTTACTGGCGCAGTAAGAGGAATGCTTGCTTGGGAAGATAACTCAGGTAATCGGTATGTTGCTGCAGGTATGCATGATGCGCTAAAGGTTATGACTTCTGGCAATACTATATATGACATAACGCCTACTGTTGGCTTTACATCTGGTAGAGTTACAGCTTCAACTAATGCAGGTTTTGGTGGTGGCACGTATGGCAATGAGTATTACGGCACGCCACGTTCTGATACTGGTGTAATACTTTCAGCTACAACTTGGTCATTGGATAACTGGGGTGAGTATTTACTAGCTTGTTCTACAGATGACGGTAAGATTTTAGAATGGCAGCTAGGATCAGGTGCAGATGCTGCAGCGCTAGCTAATGCACCAACCAGCAATACTGCTATGATGGTAACTGAAGAAAGATTTGTGTTTGCGCTAGGTGCAGGAGGTAATCCAAGAAAAGTGCAGTTTTCTGATAGAGAAAACAATACAGTATGGGCAGCAGCAGCTACTAATCAGGCTGGTGATATTGAGCTACAAACAAACGGCACAATCTTGGCTGGGCTTAGAACCAGAGGCCAAGCGCTTATTTTGACAGATCAAGATGCACATACAGCAACATATCAAGGCCCACCCTTTGTATATGGTTTTGAGCGTGTTGGTACTTCTTGCGGATTAACTGCACCAAAAGCAGCAGCATCTATTGACGCTGGTGTTATCTGGATGGGGCGCAGAAGTTTCTTTATTTACTCAGGTGGCGCTGTAACAGAAATACCATGTGAAGTTGGCGATTATGTATTTAGCGACATGAATAATGATCAACGCAGTAAGATAGCCGCAATACCAAATTCACAGTGGAATGAGATATGGTGGTTTTATCCTAGTAGCGGCTCAACAGAATGTGATCGTTATGTCGTGTATGATTATGTAGAAAACATTTGGACTATAGGTCAGTTAGATAGAACGTCTGGGGTAGATAGTGGCGTATTTAGAGACCCACTTTGGGTTGACGCTGATGGCGATGTTTTTGAGCATGAGATTGGCAATACCTATAGTGGCGGCACACCATTTGCAGAAACAGGTCCAATTGCGATTGGTGCAGGTGATAGATTAATGCGTGTCACTAGTCTTATTCCTGATGAGAAAACGCAGGGTGACGTAACGGCAAAGTTTAAAACAAGATTTTATCCTAATGCAAGCGAAACAGAGCATGGACCTTTTACTATGTCTAATCCAACAGACGTTCGTTTTACTGGCAGACAGGTTAGGATGCGCGTTGAAGGTGCAAGAAGTGCAGATTGGCGTGTTGGTATTATGCGGCTTGAGGCAAAGGCTGGTGGAAAAAGATGAGGGTTATCCCACCACTTACACAAAATGTATCTCAGTGGGGTGAGAATCTTAGACGCTATCTTGCGAGTGCTCTTAATCAGCTAGATGCAAAAGAAACAGATTCTGCTGCAGCAGAGGATGGTGTTTTGCTTTGGGATAGAACAAAGAAATATGTTGTTGTTTCTTCTGCAAATGCATTTCGGCAAGTTGCAACACAGCAGCCAGCACCAGCTTCAAGTGTTGGCGCTGCTGGGGATGTTGCTAATATGATCGCTTGGGATACAAATTATATATATATTTGCACAGGTTCTTATGATGGCGCTGCAGCTATTTGGAAACGTGTTGCCTTGAGTACGTTTTAGTTAAATGAATGATATGTCACACATAAGCGAGATAGACAGATGCCAGTCTTGGATAGAGGCTGCGCTTGAGTATTCGGGTGGCACGCACAGTCTTTCTGATGTGATTGAGGGCATTACTTCTGGCAAGATGCAGTTGTGGCCTGCGCCAAAGGGGTGCATAGTGACAGAAATTGTGGTATATCCTAGAAAAAAGATGTTAAATGTGTTTTTAGGTGGTGGTGAGCTAGATCAGCTTTTGGATATGCACAAAGATGTGATAGCATGGTCTAAAGCACAAGGATGCGAAGCTGTAACGATAACAGGACGTTTTGGATGGAAAAAACCTTTAAAAGCACACGGTTGGAAACCAATGCATGCGTCATTTATTAAGGAGATTGGATAATGTCAGGCGGTAAAGGCGGATCAACAACCTCAAGCGTTGAAGTGCCACAGTACATTGAAGATGCGGCAAGACGCAATCTTGAGAGGGCAGACCTAATCAGCAAGATAGGGTATGTGCCTTATTACGGTCCAGAAGTTGCTGCCATGACCCCAGCGCAGGAAGCAGCATTTGCTGGCACTCAGCAGTTAGCTGGAGCATTTGGCACACCAACAACTATGGATATGGGCGTTCCTGCGCCACAAACTTTTGCAGGTGGTATGCGAGGTTACTCATCTGCGCCTATGTTTGAAGAAGCTATGGATGAGTTTGGTAGACGTAGACCAGCACAAAAAGCATTTATTGACTCGCTGTTTATTGATCCATTTTCTGGCGCGTTTAATCCAATATCCACAACTCCATTAGACATGGGTGAGGTTGTGGACACGACTACCACTACCACCAGCGGCGGCGGTGGAGGAGGCGGAGGAGGCGGTGGTTCCAGCATTACTACTAATAATGATTTTGGTAACAGGGGCGGCACTAGTTTCACAACATATGGCGGTAGCCAAGATGTTGCTAATCAAGCAGTAATTGATGCTTTTGCTGATTACGGCAAAGAAATTACTGCTGGCACAGCAAAGCCCGAGGATAACCCAGCATTTAATGCAGGTATTAAGGCAGCAAATGAAAATGCAATTGTTACTTATTTAACCAATGACAACCAAATTGTTAGCAAGAAAAAGGGCGATTTAACCTCTGCTGATTTTAACAATGCAGCCAAAATAGTAGATCAGAACCGATTGGCAGCAGACTCTATGCTTGCAGCAGGTATACGCAATATTGGTGCAGGTTTTGCACAAGATGACCCAACCACAGGATTACTTGGCAGTCTTACTGATGCAAAGAATTTTATATTAAGTGAATTGCCAGAGACAGCGGCTCAAAAAGAGGCAGCAGCAAAAGCGGCTGCGGATAGGCGCAAAGATAGACGTAGAGAGGCTGCTGAAAAAGGTAGGGGCGCATTTGCCAAAAGAACGCAAAAAACTGGCGTTGGCGGTAGAAACATAGGCGGCAGATAATGATGATGTTTAATTTTATTATAAGGAATTTGTAAAATGGGCGCAGCAGCACCAGCACCAACAATGGCAGCACAACCTGCAATGCAAGCAGGCGCAACGTATCAACCCATGCCAATGCAGCCACAGCAGGGTTTTAATGTAAACCAAGCTGCAGCAGGGGCGCTGCAAGGTGCAATAGGTGGGACGCAAAGGGCGATGCAAGCACCGCTACAAGTTGGTGCGTTTATGAACCCATACACAAGCGAAGTTATCGACAGAACCCAGCAGGATATAGAAAGACAACGCCAGTTGGCCTCTCAGCAGTTGGGCGCAAGGGCAACTGCAGCAAATGC